CTCAATCTGGTCAATAGACTTGCGAATCTTGTCTACTTTGAAGTCTTCCATCAGTTGTGCTTTGATGGCAGCAACATCTAGGGGGCTACCATTGACATCACGAATATCGTCTTGAATGTCAAAGAACTCACCCTGACCGAAGATGGCTTCCATGATCTCGGCATGGCGTGTCTCTACGGCTTGTTGGGTAGCGGGTGTAACGATACGGCTACGCTCGGATTCACGGGTTTTGTCTTGGGCATCCCACTCACCATTGAAGATGCGCTCGTACTCTAGCCAATCATCAAGGCAATTGACATCTCTCCAATCCCTCCACCTGTCACAATGGTTGACAACAAAGTTAACTATCTCTTTGTCTGAGTCGCTAGGTTCTTGGAATTCCATTCTTATACCCCACTAATAATATCTACAGGTTGCCAATCCTCACTATCATCTTCTTCCATGTAAGATGTAACAGCCAGTTGGTCAATGTAACTGAGGGAGTCAGGCAAGTCATCATGGACTCCTTGAGCAGGGAACAGGATTAACTGGTCTACAAACTCATCCCAATCTTCTTCCGAATTTAACACAATTCTGCCATGCTCGAACCTACCTTGTAAAGCCCAGATGATTCGATCCGCTTTTTTTCTATTCCCGTGGGTCAAATCTATGATGTGAGCATACGTATTATTCTTACGCATTAAGTCACTAAGATACGGCAAAACAGCGTTCTTTAACGCCCCCCTCTCTATCCCCACACTCAAAGGGCGGTAGTCCCGAATGGCAATCAGTATCTTGGAGGCGGTCTCACGGATGTCCCATCTCCCATGTTCAATCTTCTCAACAAACCACTTCCCATCGTCTGTCACCTTAACTATTGAGATAGCAGACTCGTCTAACCTCTTCTTAGAATTGGCTGCTTGTTTGGCAACTTCCTCGAATCCCGCAAGGTCAACAGCGATGTAATAGCTTCCATGTTCAGGTTCAACCCCGTATTTGATCCACTCTTCCTTGAAGATGTCCGAACCCGCATTGGTAAACGAAGCCATAAACTCTTGCTTAAAAGCGAAAGAACTCAGGGTCTTTTTAGCGGAATCTATCTCTGCTTGGTCAATCAAGGGGTTATCAGCAGTGGTGAAGTGCCATGACTTCCAATCAGGATCATCCTCTGACTCACCTAGTTTGAAGGTATCGTAGAACCAGTTTCTACCCTTTGGCGTACCAATAAAGAGTGCTCTCCCCCGTTTATCAGACAAACTGGCACGAATGACCTGTTCCCATGCTTCAGGCTTAATGTCCGCAACCTCGTCTAGTACGGCATAGGTCAAGCTAACGCCACGAAGGGTATCAGGTCTATCCGCACCACGAACGTATATCCTAGCACCGTTTATCAGGGTAATGTCTAGATTGTTCACATGGGATGACTGAATAACCTCTCTACCAAGGTCTAGCAGTAAGTCCCAGATAATCTGTCTTGATTGTCCCATAGTGGGACTAACGTAAAGAACAGCAGAGCCTTGTGGACACTTGAGTCCTTCTATCAGTAGGGTAACTGCCGCCATACGTGACTTACCGCATCTACGACCAGCAGCCACAACCTTGAATCTAGTCGTATCCTTAAATACCTCTTGTTGCCAAGGAAGTAGAGAGAAGTTCAGATCAGCCATATTTAGCCTCTACATCTTCAGGTTCAGTGTCAATAATGGTTGGCTCTTGTCCTAATCCAGTGATATTGATGGTTACAGCTGACCTCTGAGACTTGTCTTTTTCAAACAAAGAAACAGGTAGGGTCCTATCCAAACACATCTTTAAAGCAACGAGTTGATGGGGATGCTCATCATTAAGGGCTATCTCAATAACCTTCTGAGCCACATCCTTACCTCCAGACCTAATCATCAACTCTTTAAGCTCCTTCAGACGTTGATGGTCTGTCTTAGGCAGTACAAGGGGCGGATTGTCAGCAAACCTCTGTATGGTCATCTTGACGCTCCCCTTTGGTCTTCCTCTTCCTCTTTTCAATTGTTCCATTTGTCCTCCTTGGATGGTTCATTTTTACCTTTTCAGAGGATAGGGGGGTACACAAATATCTACCAACCCAACCTACCCCCTCCCCCCCCCTACTGTATGCCCATCCACCTAGGGTTTACCCTTAAGGGTTTATACCTAAGGGTAGGGTTTCTACCTAGGGGTTTACCCTAAGTTTTGCGTTATGTTAAGTTGTTATGTTAAGTGGAGAAAGAGCAAAAGAGTTGGAGGGTGCTTTCCAGTACTACTTGATCTTCTATCCATTCCCACCAATTCCATTTCAGTTACCTCTTCTTCCCTCTACTTACTCCTTACGTTACTTCCTATTGGTTCACCTGTTAAGGGCTGATCCTTTATCCTCGGATAGGTTAGTTACGAACCCTATTGTATCCAATGGGTCTTCTGTTCTATAGCCTATAGAGTGGAGATGATGGTACAGGGCTAACAAGTTCTCGAAACCTTGGCTGATGTTGCCTTGTCCAGCGGATAAAAGTATTTGCAGCTTTGGGTTGTCTAGTTTTCTTCGGAACTGGACTGTATCTGCCTTTGGGGGTCTAGCCATGCTTCTAACCTCTCCAGTAATTAAATTAAATTAATTGTACTTTATTAGGGTTTATCCCTATTTTTTTTGTCTGTCAATGAATTAATATTCATTTAACCGGACTAGCGGAACTAGTGACTCTAAGGGTGTAAACAATGAACTTCTTTAAATCTGATCTCTTCCTTGACTTGGCTACTGCTGTTGTTGTCGGTCTTGCCCTGTGCGTTGGGCTGCTTGCTTACTTTGACGTACTAGTAAAGTAAACCTTTTGTTTTCTAGAATGGTGATTTAGAGGGGCTATGCTCGATGAGATTCCGAATAGTCTCGTTGAGTGCCTCTATCTGATCCATCTTCCTTATCGACCACGCTCTTTTTTGCCCATGCCATCCAAGTACAGGATTCCGGTGGCAGTCTACACATAGGGCTATACAGGTGTACTGGAGACCCTGTTTGAAGTGATGGGCTTCTGATGGCCCTGATGCCTCGCATACTGAACATGGGAGACTTTTAACCCTTGCCAGGTGCAATCTCTCTTTTGCGTTCAGCTTGTTGTTCATTGGGTTGCTTTAATTTCCATTCGGGCTGAGTACTGCTCGGTTCTATATACCTCAATGCGGGTTTGTGCAGCCGTCATGAGCCAACGATAACGCTCTTCTAATTCGACCGCTTCCCTTATGCCTTCCAATATCTGAATGTAATCAGGGTGAGCATAGGCATAGGTTTCTTGTTTTCCAAGCACTTCTGTCCCTGCCTGGCTCATGAGTTGAGCCTTGCGACTCTTGCGAAACTCCTCCAAAAACATCCGACTAGCCTTGGCCTTGGAATAGAGAGGGGCAGTGTCAATAAGGAATTGCACCGCCTTGTGGGGATTGTTATCGCTCATTTCTCTCCCTCAATAATGCAATGGCTTGCCCTACTGCACTCTGTTGACCTAAGTTTTCGTTATAAAACAAATCTGTTAGTTCATCATTGGTAAGACCTACCCATTTGCTTTGGGGCTTTTGCAATATTTCTTTGATGCTTTGAATCGTGTTTTTGACTTTGGCTTGATTGTCTGCACTAAAAAAAGTGGATGCACATAGAAAATCATGTGCCTGACCTATGATTTCTCGCTCTTCTTTGGTCATACATCCTCCATCTTGTAGTTGAGTTTGTGATTCTGAAACCGCATTGCAGCTTCCATTTCCAATTCAGCACAAGCCTCTTCTGACATACATCCAACAATATCACGCCCAGAGAACCAGACTTCTTTGATTGATTCGTTATAGGTGGATTTGTCCTCGTCCATTTCGTATTCATAGACTACTGTCACTACTTCACTACCCTGACCGATTGTTGTGTCAAATTCCCAAGTTGATTCCATGATGTAACTCCTGTTCAAAATTAAATGTTATTCCTATTTTGGAATGTTTTGAATAGGGATAAACCCTTATTCCAAGCATTCTTTTACGCAAATATCAACGCCTGGCAGACTTGAATAAACCTTGGTAACGTGTATGTTTATGATCTGCGAGTCGTCATGGTAAACAACCCCGTTCATGCCATCTTCTACGCTTTTGAGGATATTTGAAGCATCAGGCTTCTTTGTTGGCTTCTCTGACCCATTAGAAATGGCCTCTAGACGCTTTTTAGTGCATGACTTAGGGATTGGTACTCTGATGTACAAATAAAGGCTCACAGGGGTTTCTAGTGGCTCTGAGCTACCCATTGCCTCGATTGCGGCTTCTTTGATTAAGGCTTCATAGGTTCTTGTCTTCTCAGGGGTGTAGGTGCTGACAAAGTTTCCCCTCTTGACGTATCTAGCCCTTTGTTTGCCAACAGGGTTAGCGTCTACTTTGAAAGTTACCATGAAAGTCATGCAAGAATCCTTATTGATAAATCATGCAAATAAAAGTTGTTGCGTTTTAACTGTAGTGCCAGAGTCATATCTTGTGGTTTCACCTTTGGGATATGGTTGGATTTCATATTTCAACAAACTATTTAATTGCTTCTTTTGATATTTGCTTCCACATATAAACACATACCTATGTTTTTGACTTCTTTCAGAGTAATAAAAATCATCTTTAAATTTCTCTTTCAAAAGTTCTAAGCTCATACCTTGGGCTAAATGTCTGTTGTGCTTATGTTCTTGACCTTTAATGTTCCAATTGGTTCTTTTAACGCTCAACCCTAAGTAAATAAAATTACAAGCCTGGTAAACATATCCAACATGGCCCTGTCCAGTATCAGCATAAGAAATCACTATTGTTGGTTTTGGTAGTAATTTCATAGAATTTGCCACTAAAAAAGATGCTTGATTTTTGTCGTTATCCATCAAACACAAACGATTTAATTCAACAACAATTGATTCTTGTTCTTTTCCACAAATTCCTCTAGCAACCATTGGAGAGCCTGGCAAACCATAAGTTACAACGCCAATAAGTTTTTCTTCTTCATACAAACCAAAAGCGTACATAATCATTGGCAATCTTTTTGCATAGTGCTTTTCAAGCAACCAAGGCTCTGCCTCAAAAGCGTTAATTGGTAGAACTTTCATTTAAGATTCTCCATGCGTTTGCAGCCACTCTTGGTACTTGTGCATTTCCAATGGCTTTAATTCTGTCCACTTGTCCGGGAAGTCCATTATGAGTTCTACAAAGTCCGGGTGATAGTATTGAGCGCAATCCTTGCTCGTCCTTACCCACTCCGTTGTAAAACTTGCTCTGTATTCTTGGCTTCCCCAAAACCTCTTTTTTGCTGCTCCTCTCCACATACTTGTTACTGGAGTTGGTAGCCAACACCCAAATTCGTTCTCTCCGATGGGGTAATCCAATGGCGTCTGCTCCCAACACTCCCCATTTCGCATCAAACCCCATTTTGGCCAGGTCTCCGAGAACTCTTCCAAGTCCCCGAGAAGTGAGCATTGGGCTGTTTTCCACGAAGACGTATCTAGGCTGAACTTCACAAACGATCCTTGCCATTTCTCGCCACATTCCAGAGGCTTCTCCATCAATTCCTGCGCCTTTTCCTGCTGCGGAAATGTCGGTGCATGGAAAGCCGCCAGATATAACGTCAACAATTCCTCGCCACGGCTTTCCGTCAAAGGTTTGTACGTCATCCCAAATCGGGAAAGGCGGGAGAAGCCCGTCATTTTGTCTGGCACACAGTACGCTTGCTGGATAGGCTTCCCATTCAACGGCACAGACTGTTCTCCATCCGAGAAGTTTTCCCCCAAGTATTCCTCCACCAGCACCTGCGAATAGAGCCAACTCATTCAATTTGTCCTTCTTTCATTTGACGCATATAAAACCTGACGCGATCTCTTGCTCCTGATCCATAGACCTTTTCGCAACGCTCAAGCCTGGCACGAACAAAATCGTTATCTCTGTTTGATTGCCAAGTTCGGTATATTTCCCTTGCTTCGGCTTTCTCTAAAACAACTCTGTCTCCTGCATTAGA